AAGCCTTCTAACGGTTGGTATCAAAAAGTTGACACAACTACAGGCGAACTCGTTGGGACTAAAGTACGAACAAAGGACACCCTAGACGCCGAGTTCTGGGAACCTATTTTTGAAACAACTAACTTTGCAGACTTCTTGGAGAAGACCTACAAGATCGGTTACTCCAGTGAGGTCGATGCGGAATTGATTGCTGAATTGGAGGAAGCATAATGGATCTGGACTTAGACAAGCCATCCGAAAACTTGGATTACACCCTCGAAGCAGTATCGATCAAAGGCAGTCCCATGTGGAATGTCAGTCTTATGCGTTCTCCCTACGAGAACGTGACGATTCGATATCGCAACGTCACCATTGACGAAAGTAGTGAATCTATCAGATTTAACTTCGATGTTATTGACACACCCGATGGATCCGTGTATAATACAGACAATATTGAGTTGCAGAGTTTTGCAGCAGACGTGTTACAGGATATTCTTGCGGAAGCCGTTTACAACAAAGGCATCCAATCAGTAGAGGGAAATGATGACGGAGATCAACCTACAACAGACGATTCTACGGAATCTGCTGACTAACGATCCATACACGAGGAAGGTCGCCGCCTTCCTCACACCGGATTACTTTGAGGGGACGTACCAGTCCCTTCTCAAAGAGACACTCAAATACATCGGGAAGTTCAATCGCCTACCGACACTGGAGGCGTTCAAGATTGAGATTGATGAGAACGATCGTCTACCGGACGAACAGTATCGTCACGCGATGGAGATCCTTCCCGACATCTTCACACACGCCGATGAGGACATGGACTGGTTGGTCGAGAAGACTGAGAAGTTCTGTCAGGACCGTGCAGTATTCAATGCGGTCATGGAGTCGATCTCTATCATTGACGGCAAACACCAGACCCTCAGTAAGAACGCGATCCCAGACGTATTGACTAAGGCACTGTCTGTGTCTTTCGATACGAACATTGGTCACGACTACCTTGAGAACTCTGACGCACGATTCGACTTCTATCACCTAGAAGAGGAACGCATCCCGTTCGACCTTGATTACTTCAATCGGGTCACCAAGGGAGGTCTACCTAACAAGACTCTGAACATCGCGCTCGCGGGTACGGGCGTGGGTAAGTCTCTGTTCATGTGTCACTCTGCCGCAGGTGCTCTGAGTGCAGGTAAGAACGTTCTATACCTCACGATGGAAATGTCCGAAGAACGTATCGCGGAACGTATCGACGCGAATCTACTTAACGTGCCGATGGATCAACTCGAACACTTGAGTAAACCAATGTTCGATGATCGTGTCTCAAGAGTCAAGGGTAAGACCGAAGGTAAACTAATTATCAAAGAATACCCAACGGGTAGCGCACACGCGAATCACTTCCGTGCGTTGTTTAACGAACTCAAACTGAAGAAACAGTTTGTCCCCGATATCATCTATATCGATTATCTCAACATCTGCGCGAGTGCGCGTATGAAAGGAATGGGCGGTGCTATTAACTCGTATTCGTATATCAAGTCTATTGCTGAAGAGTTACGTGGTCTTGCCGTGGAATTCGACGTGCCGATCGTGTCTGCAACGCAGACGACTCGTTCTGGTTACACTAATGATGACGTGGGGTTGGAAGATACGTCCGAGTCTTTTGGACTACCCGCAACCGCCGACTTCATGTTCGCACTTATCTCCAACGACGAACTCAAGGCGAACAATCAGATCCTAGTCAAACAGTTGAAAAACCGATATAACGATTTGAATACATATCAGAGATTTGTCGTAGGCATTGACCGAAGTAAAATGCGTCTGTATGACGTTGATCAAAATGATTCACCCCTAAATAAAGAAGTAGATAATGGACCAGCGTTTGATAACTCTAACTCCGGTCAACGAATTGATTCCGAAAAATTCGAAAACTTCAAATTCTAAGGGGAAGTCATGGATCCAATCCTACACACATTAATAGCGGTAGCACTTATGTGGACGTGTTACTTTGTTGGCGGTATTTTCGGGAAACAGAAGGGTATAGAAGCGACTCTTGTGTATCTACTAAATACGGGTGCCTGTACAGAAGATGACTTGAGAAAGGCGAATGAGGAATTCGACAAAAAAGACCAGTAAGGTTTACAACTGTCCGGTGGTGGATACCGTCCTAGAGGGTGACTGTGCCTTCGAAATACCGGACGAACTTTACAAGAAGTTCGATCTGAAGGACGGAGACAGAGTCTCGTTCAAACACCAGATCGGCGATCGTTATTCTATGATTATTAAACGAGGTGACCGTTCATGACAGAAGTGGTTATCCGTAACAAAGATATGCTGGAGGTTCTCAACGGGTTCTCCGAAGAGATGCTATCCAAGCCGTCGTATAACGACGAAAAGTACTGGACTTATCACGAGAGAAAGGATATTGACTTGGGGTCTTACTACACCTCACGTGAGTATCTGTTAGAATGTCTATCTCGTGACGAGCTAGTTGGCCCGCCGGATCGGTACTTCGCACAACCGATTTCGAAAATGGTGCGAGAAGACAAGGAGATGTGGGGAGATTTCATGCAGAAGGTCAAGTATGACTTTGCGGCAGAACTTGGCGCTCATACTTCTGCATTACTCTCCTACTATCCGCCAGGCGGGTTCGTGGGTTGGCATACTAACTTTGATGCCAACGCATATCAGGTTTTGTTCACGTGGTCAGAGACCGGAGAAGGTTTCTTTGAATACTATGACAAACAGAACGATGAAATCATCAAGATCCCCGATGTTCCAGGCTGGCAGTGTCGTCACTACTACTTCGGTGCAGGGGATGAAGAAGACCTACATTGTTGGCACGCTGCATACACAGAATGTCAACGCATCACACTTGCATACAAGTTTGTGAACAACGGTAGTATACATAACCCAGAAGACGCACAGGCGCGTCAACTGAGGGACTTACTGATTGAAGACATAGAGACAGAGTAATGTATTCTGACAAGGTTTTAGACCACTACGAGAACCCACGCAACGTGGGTAAGATGGACAGGGAAGACGACAAAGTCGGAACTGGTATGGTAGGAGCACCCGCGTGTGGTGACGTGATGCAACTGCAAATCCTTGTCGACGAAATCGGAGTAATCCAAGATGCGAAATTCAAGACTTATGGTTGCGGTAGTGCTATCGCTTCTAGTTCTTTGCTTACTGAGTGGGTCAAAGGGAAAACACTTGAAGAAGCCGGGAATATCCGTAATACAGATATCGCAAACGAACTCGCACTACCACCAGTAAAAATCCATTGCAGTGTACTCGCGGAAGACGCGATCAAAGCTGCTATCAAAGACTATAAAGAGAAAAACTAATGTTATTGACAGCAGGATGCAGTTTCGTCTGGGGAGACGAACTGGAAGGTTTTGATAATGACCCACCAACACATCAACATCTCACGTTTACTCACCTTCTTGCAGAAAAACTAGGAATCGAGTATGTTAATCGTGGAGTGTGTGGTGCGTGTAACGATAAGATATTTCGTGAAGTAACAGACTTTCTTCACGCAAATCCAGGCAAAGTCACACACATGGTTGTCCTGTGGTCTGCACTTCAACGCAAAGAAGTTGTGGAGTATATGCCATCAAAACGTCAGGCGAAGATCGGTCGACAGAACGATGTGACTCAGTTCTCTTCACTGCGAACCGATTGTATCTACAATGAACAGAAGAGAAGATTGTGGGACAGATGGTATGATGAGGCTTATGATTCTAAAACAGACATCTTGCATATGTTGGTGATGATGAAGAATATGGAAGTCATTGCAAGAGAATCAGGCATTCAGTTAATACAGGGATCTTTCCACCAGAGAAACTGGTCAAACATTCTCGCTGTCTTAACGAACAAACCAGCGTCTGACGAAATGGGGTACGATGTTATACCCTTTGATGCCAGAATAGAAAATATACCAGACTATCAAAAATGGTTGAAAGACTCGATAGGATCTTTGGACGACAACAGTCGTGTCGGCCTTGGTCGTGGCAAAGACTTATACACACTATGTCTTGAACTAGATGACATCAAACCGCACGGACACCCAGGCGAGAAAACTCAGGTAGTATTCACAGACTTCCTATACGAAAAGTTCATTGACATGGACGCATAGTTGTAGTATACTGTCCCTCATAAATTAGCAAACCAATGAGGTAAAACAGTGCCCTACATCGATGTATTCGTAGATGACGATCAGTTCGATCGAATCATAGTTGAAGAAATAGACTTCGCATTGTCCACCGACAAGGATGTCGAGATGGATCCAGAAATGCGTCGTTCCATGATGATGGTGAGAAACTATTTCTGTGCCAAACCAGAGATGGTCCAACGGTCATTCCCGTTCATGTACACTGAAGAGGAGATGGATAATGTCCTACAAAGATAATATTGTTGAGGAGTATGGTTTCCTTGTGAAGAAGTGGGGAGAGAACCCACGTTCGAAGTACAAGCGCGAACACCTCGCAAAACTTCGTAGATACATGCTTCGAGCCATATTCAAGTAATGGTTCGTTGGTTAGCTGTCCTGTTCGTCGTAGGTATAACGTCCTACGCATACGCACAGGAAGAAAAAGCGAAGTCTGAGATCGAATGTCTTGCGATGAATATCTATCACGAGGCGCGATCTGAGAGTCTTGCAGGACAATATGCGGTTGCGGACGTTGTTCTCAATCGCGTGGAGTCCCGTCTCTATCCAGACAACATTTGTGATGTTGTGTTTCAAGCGGTGACTTGGGAGGGTGTCCCAGTTCGGGACAAGTGCCAGTTCAGTTGGTACTGCGACGGTAAGTCGGACCACCCCACTGAGGTCGACTCGTGGTTG